CGAGACTATTACGACAGTGGCGACTATCATGACTCACAAAATTTTCAGCCATTGGTAGTACGCTGATGAAGTTGCGTTATAGCGAAGCATTCTATTCAGTACAAGGCGAAGGCCGTTACGTAGGAGTACCAAGTTTATTCCTACGTACATTTGGTTGTAATTTTCGTTGTATGAATTTTGGGCTAGGTAAAAATGAGCCAATGCGCGACGAAAAACAAAAACAAGGCATACGTTACAATCCCGAAGTGCAAGATCTAATAAATAAAGGTGTACACGAGACAACAGAAAAGTTTACTGACTTGCCTATTATTCATACAGGGTGTGACACTTATGCAAGTATCTATCCTGAGTTTAAGCACTTTAATCGACTTGCTGAAGTTGACGAAGTAGTAGAGCATATGTTGAGTCTTCTTCCTGAAGGTAAGTGGACAATGGATAATGGTCAAGACGTACATTTGATCATGACAGGCGGAGAGCCGTTGTTAGGTTGGCAACGACTTTATGTTGAACTATTTGAACATCCGCGTATGCAGGACTTGAAGAATGTTACATTTGAAACAAATACTACGCAACTATTACACGATGATTTGTTTGACTATCTCAATAATCAAGACAGATTCCAAGTCACTTGGAGTTGTTCCCCAAAACTTAGTGTTAGCGGAGAACCTTGGGAAACTGCTATTAAACCTAATGTGGCTTACGAATATAGTCTTGTTGACGGTAGTAACATTTATCTTAAGTTTGTTGTCGCTGATAAAGATGATATTGACGAAGTTGGTCGAGCTGTTGAAGCTTATACAGAAGCCGGTGTCCATTGTCCAGTATATTGCATGCCTCTTGGTGGAAGAAGTGAAGAATACAATCTTAATGTCGCAGAAGTTGCACATGTCTGTATGGAACGGGGATGGAGATTCACCCCTCGATTGCACATCAGTCTCTTCGGTAACGCATGGGGAACTTAGAAAGTATAAAAATGAACAACACCGAAAAGCGATGCAAGCAACAATTAATATTGAAAAATTAAGGAATAGCGGATTATGAAAAAGTTTTTAAAAGACATTACAGGTATTACTGCTAAAGAAGAAGAGCTTGCAGCAGAAAAAGCACATATTGCCAACGAAGAAGAGAAACTGTTGCAGAAAACAGATCCTAAAGCGTATGCAACACGTAAAAAACAACCCTGGGTAAATGTGCTTGACATGCAAGTAAACGAAGATAACATTAGAAATGGATTCTTTGAGCTTGACTGGAATGATTATTTCATTACAGAACTTATTCAAAATGGTTATGGAGAGGAATCAGACCCTCAAGAAGAAACAGTCGATCGATGGTTTAGAGACATTGTATATAACATGCTATCTGACGAAGGAATGGATACTGATAGAGGCGCAGGTTATATTAATGTTGTGCCTCTTGAACAAGGCAAAAGTGAAGTTTCATGAAGGTCCGTATAGGGCCATATCGTAAGAATCGTGCTACAAGAGTTGAAATAGAACCATACGATACTTGGAGTATGGATTGTACACTTGCTATGATTATTCATCCTATGCTTGTGCAGCTCAAAGCAACCACACATGGTTATCCTGGGAGCCTTACTGAAGAACGCTGGAATGAAATACTGGATGAAATGATCTGGGCGTTTGGAAATAAGTTAAAAGGAATAGATGCTGGAGATATGTGCGCTGATAAATGCTTAAACTTTGGTGATCCAGTATGCAAGGCATGTCTGAAAGAAACACAAGAACGTATGACAAATGCATTTAAACTGTTTGGCGAACACTACGAGAGCTTGTGGGATTAATAACGGTTGACTAATTGTATATAATCGTATATAATCGTATATATAAACAACAATAGGCAAACTAATGGCAACTTATATTCTTGTAGACACAGCTAACACATTTTTTCGTGCAAGGCACGTAGTGCGTGGCGATATTGACACAAAAGTAGGCATGGCACTACATATTACACTTGCAGGTGTTAAAAAAGCTTGGAAAGACTTTGATGCAGATCATGTTGTGTTCTGTTTAGAAGGTCGTAGCTGGCGTAAAGACTATTACGAGCCTTACAAACGTAATAGGCAAGTTGCACGTGATAAAATGACTGTAACTGAAAGTGAAGAAGATACAGCGTTTTGGGAGATCTTTGACGAGTTTAAAGACTTTGTAAGTACAAAGACTAACTGTACTGTAATGCAACACAAACAACTAGAAGCAGATGATCTTATTGCAGGCTGGATACAAGCACATCCTAATGATAATCATGTTATTATTAGTACAGATGGCGACTTTGCACAACTTATTTCACCTAATGTAAAGCAGTATAATGGCATACAAAATACTATTATTACACACGAAGGTTATTTTGATGATAAAAAACTAGAACCGGTTATTGATAAGAAAACTAAAGAGCCTAAGGCAGCGCCGGACCCGTCGTTTATGTTGTTCGAAAAATGTATGAGAGGTGATACAAGTGATAACGTGTTTAGTGCTTATCCAGGTGTACGCAAGAAAGGTACAAAAAACAAAGTTGGACTTATTGAAGCATTTGCTGACAAAGATACAAAAGGCTATAATTGGAATAACATGATGCTACAACGTTGGGTAGATCACGAAGGCGTAGAACATCGTGTGTTAGATGACTATCAACGTAATGTTGTATTGTGTGATTTAACCGCACAGCCTGGCAACATTAGAAGTATTATGAATGATGTTATTGAAGAACATATGACTCCTAAAGAAGTTACACAAGTCGGTATGCGACTTATGAAGTTTTGTGCTAAGTGGGATATGCAACGTATTTCAGACCAAGCAGCACAATTTGCAGAACCATTACAAGCAAGGTACCCAGTATGAATATAAAAGCAAAAACAGTTTTAGAAAATAAGTTTTGGATTGTTGAGCAAGAAGGACAACGTATCGGAACTATTACAAAGCAAGACGATAGTTTTATACTATCACAAAAAGGCAATGTATCGTTTTATAAAGACGAATTACATATTAATAAAACATTTGGTAATAATTTTTTAACTACTACGGTTCGACATGCCGATGATCAATCTGAATATAATATACATGGGTTTCCAACAAAAGGAAAACCATATAATGTAGTATTTGATATTTCAAACAAATTACCACTATTTACAAAAGGTGAAAAGTCAAAAAGTGTATATTGTGCAGGGTACTATATTATTAAATTTAATGTAATATGGTTAAAAAGTTTTTGTCCAAAATTAATTACAATTGAACAAAATAATTACCGCGGCCCATTTAAGACTTCAATTGAAATGAAAGCAGAACTTAAACATGCACAATCAGCCGATAAACACTAATCCAATAATACAGTTTATACAGCAGGTTAATTCTGCTGACTTATCAAATCAACAAGAAGTTAGATTAACAATAAACAATGCAAAAATACTTGCATATAGCTTAGGAATTGTTATGGCTCGTCTTGAAGGAGATCTTGAAAAACTAGTAATTGAGTCAAAAAAAGACTCAGATGAGATTATTGATTTAAGAATCGACCAGGGCGGTAACTGGTAAAGATAAATATATGCGTAGTTTATTAAAGGAATTATACATATGAGTAGACCTAAGCCTGTAGTAAGATTAGAATTTACTAATAAAACAACCTATAAATGCGAACAAGTATTAGATGCAGAAGCTATATGGGCCGTATTTTATCAAGGTTCTGCGTTTAATTTAAAAAGTAGTAATGCATTAACTAGTTATCCTGGCCCAAAATACAAAAAAACAAGTTTTTCAAACCCTGGACATGCATTTAATCTTTCAAAAAAATTAAATGAAATGTTTAAGACAGATGAGTTCCGTGTAGTTAAACTAACTACTGGTGAAGAACTAAATGACCAATAAAATTGTATATACGAAAATTTTTTTACAGCAACTTGACGAACCAATAAACACTGCTACAGTTGACGATTACATTCATCGATGGTGGCAAAATACCCGTAGTAAAGAAAGCGGCGGATTAAGATTAACTGAGGAAGGATTTGATTTATTAAAAAAAATTGATATTTCAGTATATGAAATAACATTTCCTCCTGACATGCCATTTACTACTAAAACTATTATATTCTTAGATAAATTTATTGAATGCCCGTACTATATAACTAAAAGTAGTATCTTTGTAACTGATCAAAAAAAATCTATTGAATTAACTCTATTTTCTGGCGATATTCGCAAGTACGGAATAGCTAAAGCATTATCAAAATCTCGAAATAATTTGTAAACTATTGATATCAAACAGTTTTATATTTTATAAAATGGTTGACACTTGGTGTCATCTAATGCTATTATACTTTATAGACACTTAACATAGAGGATAACAAATGTCTGAGAATACACGCACCATTAGTCCAAATAAAGCAAAGAAAAGCTTAACTCATGCAATGAAGAAAAAGCGTCCAGTGTTTATGTGGGGGCCGCCAGGTATTGGTAAATCTGATATTGTTGCTCAGGTTACTAATACATTTTCAAACAGTCATCTTATTGATATTCGTTTGAGCCTTTGGGATCCTACTGACATTAAAGGCATTCCATACTTTGACTCAAATATTGGTAAAATGGTGTGGGGCGCACCAAATGAATTACCAGATGATGAAATGGCAAAACAATATGACAATATTGTATTGTTTTTAGATGAAATGAACTCGGCTCCTCCTGCTGTACAAGCGGCTGCGTAT